TGAGGTCAAACGTAATTATCAACGAAACAAAAAATTGATTGACCTAACCCAATCACCAAATGAACTTTTTCTTGAGTGTCTACAAGAATATCGTAAAGCACCAGATGGTGATCGTAGTAAACTGTTTAACTATTTTATACAAAAGAGGTTAAAAAACCTCACTGAATCGATAGGAGATTTCTGATGATTAATACATACACCCCAAGTTTTTCTGAGATTTTTGAGAAGCTTGGTAAAATCAAAACTAAGAAAGATAAGGTTGCATACCTAAAAGAATGGAACACTGATGCTCTTCGCATGGTAGTGAAGGCTTCATTTGATCCAAACATTGAGTGGTTACTTCCAGAAGGTAGTGTTCCATTTGAACCTAATGATGCGCCTGAGGGTACAGAACATACTACCCTACAGATGGAAGCGAGACAACTGTACCGATTTATAAAAGGTGGCGACAACACTATCTCTCAAAATAAACGAGAAATGATGTTTGTTCAAATATTAGAGGGCCTACAAGAAAAAGAAGCACATGTATTGGTTGCAGCAAAAGACAAAAGACTCCACCAAGTATATAAAGGACTCTCTAAAAATGTTGTGATGGAAGCCTTTGATTGGGACGAAAATTATATGATTATAGGGGATAGGTATCCTCAAGCTCCTGGGCCTGCTGCAGGGTAATAATTTTTAATGAATGCTTTTGTTTCTACAGTTGTAGCAGGGGTTATGATGATATCTCCTGTTATTAACGGCCCACCAACAAAAATAGATAAGTCAGTTGAGTGTCTTGCGTTAAATATGTATTATGAGGCAAGAAACCAAGGGATAGCAGGATTAGTAGCGGTTACTGCTGTGGTTCTTAATAGGGTTAGTGATTCTAGATTTCCTAACACAATATGTGGAGTTGTTTATCAGGGCCCAACTAGAGAAAGCTGGAAAACCCGAAAGATAAAAACCTTACCCCCAGAAGAACGTAAATATTATCCTATAAAAAATCGCTGCCAATTCTCTTGGTATTGTGATGGAAAAAGTGATGTGCCAAAGGATAAAACTACTTACAATAAATTTTTAAGTTTAGCCGAAGTTATCATAAATAATGATATACCATTTTTAGACATAACAGATGGTGCTACTTTTTATCATGCTGATTATATATCGCCTGCATGGGCAAAAACTAAAATTAGAACTATAGAGATAGAGGATCATATTTTTTATAGGTGGAAAGAATGAGTTATTACAGGAATCCTATTAATATATAAATAAGTAAAAGGGGGTAATGATATGGTAAGAGAGGGTTATTGGGATTTTATGGGCAGAAAACTGCGTGAAGAAGGTCCCAAAACAACCAAAATTGATATGGAAGGCTTATTAAAACGAGATATTACAGAAATGCAAAAAACTGTGCATTTTTTACAAACTAGGGTCCGTGATTTAACGGAGATTGCTGCTATGAGAGAAGATCGAACCAGTTACATAGTAAGACGCACAAGAGAAGAACGCACCAAACCACTCCTAGATACTTCCAACGGGGATTTAGAAGGTGAAAATATGTTATTAAGAATTGAAATCCAGCAGTTACAAGAACAATTGCAAAATTCCTATAAACGGATTGCAGAACTTTCGGCAACCGTTTTTAAAAAACGGATTGCAGAACTAAGAAACTCAAAACCCAAACAATTAGAATTTAATTTATAATGCCGACATACACATTTTTTAACGAAACTACAGGTATAGAGTGGGATGAATTTCTAACTATATCCGAAAGAGATAAGTTTTTAACAAAAAACCCTCAAGTCAAGCAAAGAATTCAGCCTGTCGCAATTGCCGGTGACCATTTAATGGGTGTAGGACCTAAAGTAGATGCTGGTTTTCAAGAGAACATGCAGCGTATTGCGGCAGCTCACCCAAACTCACCCATGTCAGAAAGATGGGGTGGTAATACAATGTCTCATAAAGAAATTAAAACTCGCAGAGTTATTGAAAAACATGCAAAGAAAGTTGCTAGAGATGGATTTTCAGCAAATAAGGGGTCAACTCTTGCAAATAAATAATATGGTGCAAGCGAGACATAAAACTTCAGCAAGGGACGCACTGCGTCTATGCAAGCTGAGAAGTCAATCCGCTTATGCACCTAGAGAGGGGGGAGCACCCCCTGCTTTCCCCTCTCACTTTAATTTTATGAACTAAAGAGAAGAATAATGGCATCGAAGAAAAATAAAGAAATCAATCACAACAACTTAACCACTGTTAAGCCTATTGGTGATAATCAGAAGGAAGTTTTTAGCACTTGGAAAAAGGGAAAGAACCAATTTCTGTTTGGTGCTGCTGGTACAGGTAAAACCTTTATATCATTATATCTTGCACTGAATGATGTGTTTGACTTAAAGAAGCCTTATGATAAAGTGGTGTTGGTTCGTTCCCTTATACCCACAAGAGAGATAGGTTTTCTGCCAGGTGATGAGGAAGATAAGGCTGCTCTCTATCAAGTACCATATCAGAACATGGTACAATTTATGTTTGAGTTGCCAAATGAACAACAATTTAACACTCTATATGACAAGTTAAAGGGACAAGGCAGCTTATTCTTTTTATCAACTTCTTTTCTAAGGGGGCTGACATTTGACAACAGCATCATTATAGTAGATGAGTGTCAGAATTTAAATTTTCATGAATTGGATACGATTATCACAAGGGTCGGCCAAGACTCAAAAATTGTATTTTGTGGAGACTTTGATCAGACTGATTTATTAAAACAAAACGAAAGGAACGGGCTTCATAACTTTTTAAGAATTTTAAATGAAATGGAAGAGTTTAATTGTGTAGAATTTACTTTGGGTGATATAGTTCGCTCTGGTTTTGTTCGTAGTTATCTTATTAATAAGATTAAATTGGGCATTGGGGTAGAATAATGGACATAGAACAACTTAGATACGAATTGTCAAAAGATGAGGGCTGTATACATGAGGTATACCTTGATCATCTTGGTTATCCCACTTTTGGAATCGGCCATCTTATCAAAGATAGTGATCCCGAATATGGTTGCGAAGTTGGTACAGCCATTAGTGAAGATAGAGTTATTTCTGCATTTGAGAATGACGTAAAAACAGTCCTAAGTGATTGTGAAAAACTCTATCCGTTGACATTTGGAAACTTACCAGAAGAAGTCCAGCTGATCATTGCAAATATGATGTTTAATATGGGATATACAAGGTTGAGTAAGTTTAAAGGCATGAAAAAAGGGGTTCATTCTCACGATTGGGATACAGCCGCAGATGAAATGGTTGATTCTAGATGGTATCGACAAGTTACCAACAGAGCAGAAAGACTCGTTAAAAGAATGAGAAGTGTATGAAATCTTGGGAATACACCCAAAAACAATGGGATAGAGAAATAGGGTGGGGCAAGGTTCCACCAGAATATGTATATGATAAAGATAAGGTGAAAAATTATGACGTTCAATCACAAAACAGTGAAACTACCAGAACTAACGACAGAGACAATAAACAGAAAGAGATACTACGTAACTCCAGAGGGGAATAAGTACCCCTCTATAACTACTGTTTTGTCCATTCGCAAAAAAGAAGGTTTGCTTGAATGGAGAAAACGTGTAGGTAACGATGTTGCAAATCATGTTGCCCGTACCGCTGCGGCCAGGGGTACTAAAGTCCACCATATGTGTGAAGACTATCTCAACAATGAACATGATAGCTTTGAAAAACACAAGAAAGATTTTCTTCCTTGGTGCTTATTCACACAACTGCAGCCGTTTTTAGATAATAATATAAATGTTATTTACACCCAAGAGGCGAAACTTTATAGTGATAAATATAAGGTAGCGGGTAGAGTTGACTGTATTGCAGAGTACAATGGTGTACTCTCTATTATAGATTTTAAGACCTCAACTAAAGAACGCAATGACGAATGGAACGAAAATTACTATATCCAAGGTTCTGCATATGCAGAAATGTTTGAAGAAAGAACAGGGATTGAAATCAATCAAGTTATTATTCTTGTAGTAACAGAGGATGGTACTGTTCAAGAGTTTATTAAGGATAAAAGTTCATTTCTTCCAATGTTGTCAGAAAGTGTTACTGAATGGAATAAAGGAAATGAAATACCTATTGCTGTTGACGATGATGTTTCTGTTGGTAGCGTGTCAAACCACACCAATTGAACCAGAATCACATATACAGGCTTCAAATAAGGAAACACAATCCCCAGAACAATCAACAGATGCCTTGCCGATTCTTATATTATCAATACCACAAGTTTGTTTTTTAAGTGGAAGAATTGATAAAATTCTTAATAAATTTAATGAAAAAATTGTTATGACATGGGTAGTTGATAATGAAGACAAGGAAACAGAACGCCGTGCTTTGGGAATGTTAACAACAAATGACAAAACAAAAACCCTGACTGTAGCATATACAGCAAGGATAGTTAACAATGCAACAGGGGAAGCTCACCCCAGACTTTGTGTTGCAATGACAGGTATAAATATGACACATAATAACAAAGAAGTTAAAATTCTATATAATAAATAACACAGTATTTAGATAGGAGAATAATATATGTTTAAACGACTTTTAGTATTAGTTGCACTTGCAGCTAGTATAACTTTTCACCCTGTTATGGCAGAAAGCCTAAAAACAGAAACGGAAGCCCCTGTAAAGAAGATTACAGAAATGCTTTACCCTACGGTAATGATTGATGTAACAGGTAAAGGTGTTGGTTCTGGTACAGTAATTTTTAGTAATAATAGAAGCCATAAATCTTGGAAAGATGAGGGTGTTTGGACACTTGTTATAACCAATCACCATGTCGTTGAAGAAGCTATCAGCATTGGTGAAGAATTTGATCCTAAAAAGGGCAAATCAGTAAAGGTCGAGACTCGCAGACCACTACATATCCGTTTGTGGGATTATAACGATTATAGTACAGCTGTAGGAACCACAGGTCGTGTAGCACGTATTGTTGGATGGGATAAACAAGGCGATCTTGCTTTACTGCGTTTGGATGATAAAGAACGTGTAATAAAAAATGTCGCACAACTCTGGGCAGAACATGCCGGCGGGCCATACCTATTTCAGACAGTATGGGCAATCGGTAGTGGTATGGGCAATCCCCCCTATCCGACTCAGGGACTATTAAGTGGTATTAGTGGTAAAGATCGTACTGGTCGATCCTTATACCTATCAAGCTCACCTATTATCTTTGGTAATAGTGGCGGTTCTCTCTGGGCCTATAGTAAGAAACGAGATAAGTATGAACTGATTGGTATTCCATCAATGGTTGGCGCTTATGGTTGGGGAAGTATTATACCTCACATCGCTTGGTCTAGACCTATTTCTGAGATTCGTTCATTTTTGAGAGAAAATGGGTTTGGATTTGTCCTTGGTGATAAAGATACTCCGAAGCCAGAGGAAAAAGAAGAAAAAGAAGAAAAGGGGAGTTGACAATACCATTATAATATGTTATAAATATAATACAATTCAATGATATGGATTGAAAGACGTACAGGACATGGGTGCAATTCCCATTGCCTCCACCAAAAGGAGATTAGTGTGGAAAAAGAAGTTATGAGGGGCCAATCAGATGCTGAAGACCCCCTTAGTACGAGAGGCCGGTAGGTGGATGCTTAAAGCCTACATGGTTTGGTCTATTTGTGCTGATCTTTTTCTTATAGGTGGAATAATTTATCTAGTCTTTTTTTGATGGGGGCAAATTAGGTTCGACTGGCGTGCAATAGAGAAGTGGAGAATTGTCGGGTGACTCCGTTATTGGTCAAATACGTAAATGCAAATGATAATTTTTTTGCAGCAGACAATGTAGTTTATGCAAACTTCGGCTTGCAGAAGGCTGCTGTCTCTTACGAGGATTACGCCCTTGCGGCTTAAT